TATGTAAATAAAGTCTACTTACATTGGACAGGAGTAGGTTATGATTCTATTAATCACCCTGATTATCATGTAGTAATTGGCAAAAACGGGGAATTATATGTACCTGATTATGATTTAACTATCAAACGCGACCATACTTATATGCGTAATAGCCATGCTATTGGTATTGCTCTTGCGTGTTGTGGCGATGATTCTATCGGCGAAAATAATTTAGGTGCTGAACCACCTACTAAAGAACAATTAAACGCTTTAGCACAAGTAGTAGCAGTTGCCTGCATTAATATTGGTATTCCTTTAGATATTCAACACGTTATGACGCACGCAGAAGCGGCGGATAACAAAGACGGGTTAGATTTATACTACAATGACTACACAGGCTATCCAAACAATACCTATGGTCCCGATTCCAATGTACAACGTTGGGACTTATTAGTCATTCGTGAAGGCGATGAACGTTGGAGCGGGGGAGATAACATTCGTGGCAACGCTAGATTCTATGCTCATGATTGGGGTTGTACTTACATTTAAAAGGAGATTAATATGTATGGAATTACTCAAAGACTTACGAAGAAAATCTTTATTCCTATTCTTTGCTTTGTTATTGGTACCTTCATTGGCTATGGCGGAACAAGAGTTATCGACCACTACATCACAGGAAGTACAAAGTCCTACACAGAAGACAGTAACAATGGACTACAACACTTACAAAACACTAAAACAGAACTCCAACGAAGCATTGAGTATTCTGAAAGCGTCAAAAACAACATTGACCGAAGCACAGAATACAATGGTCGAGCAAGAGAAATTATTGAACAAATTGAAAGAAACCAACAATCTACAAGCACAAGAATTGATGAAAGCAAAGGAAACGTCAACGAAGCAATTAGAAAGCTTGAAGAGAACCGAAGAATCTTTGAACAGGTCGATAGAAAGTTACAAGAACCTTCAACACAAGTACAAAGTGAAGAAACGGCAAAATAGAACGATTGCTATTTTAAGTAGTATTGCTATAGTAGGTGCAGTATGGGTAGCTTCCAAGTAATAGAATATATTCTCCGCCAATTTTTCGCGTTTATAGTGTATGCTTTCTGCTATATTACAAATCCTATTGTGGTTTTATTCTGTGATGAGTATGGCAATTTACCTAAATATTTTAGGTTGTGGCAAACATATGATAACTGCCTTGATGTAGAATGGTTAATTACAGAAAAATGCGTTCCTAAGATATTTAGGTATGACTTTAATAAACACTATAAATATCACCTTGAAGATAAAACTGACGGGAAGTTAATAGCAGGATATGTAGATTTAATTGACCCGAATTTTTCTACAGTAGAAAGAATTCAACGTTATTTCTGTAGGTTATTATGGCTATGTAGAAACAATGCGTATGGGTTTAGATACTACATTTTTGGTAAAGAAGTAAATGCTTTAACTGCTAAACTAACTCATCAAAGCGATTATGGTATTACTGTAAAAGCTAAAAATGCGTTTTGTTATAAGTACGCTATCCCGTGGCTTTATATAGAATTAAAAAAAGGCGGGAGAATATATTTCAAGAAAGAATTTATACTAGATATTTTTATTGGGTATAAAATTCAGTCTTTACCATATCTAAACGATGTACATAGATGTATGTTAGCTTTTAGATTTTCACCTTTCCGCTCTAAAAAATAATATCTTAATTGAGTACATACATAATCTGTATGTACTCTTTTTATATCGAAAAAATTAATACTTGCATTATGTGTAAAAGTGTGTTATAATAATAGTGTAGTTAGATAGTAACTACTGTTATAGTTAATTACATATAGAAAGAGTGATGTTATGAAACTATCTCAAATCAAAAAGCGTATTATAAAAAATATGCTTGATGTGAAAAGCGCTAATGAAGAAAATAATTTCTTTAGTGAATCTCACGCGTACCCGCCTTTAAATTGTGATTCAGTAGAAAAGGCGAAAGAGATTGAAGAATCTTATTTAATCTCTTTAGAAATGCGTGAAGATAATCTAGCATAGCCGAAGATATAGCTAGATAGTTTTATTTAAGAAAGTGAGAAATGAAAAAAATGAAAACTGTTGATTTTAATCTATCCTATGAAGAGATTGAAGAAAATTTGAATTGTTTGAGCAAGGCTGAGTTGCTAGACATCGTGTATGATGAAACATTTAACAATGCGTATGATGAAATGAATAGCAAGTTTAAAATGAATCATAACGCGTTAATAGATAACGCTAATACAGTAGCTACGAAAGCGCTTGAAAGCGTTGAGCATATGTCATGTAATGAGTTAGTAGAATATATCAAAAACGAATTTATGTAAAATGTCCACTATGAGAGTACATCGTTTTGATGTACTCTTTTATCTTTATTCACGATTTTATGTAAATTTATTCCACCCCGATTTTATCCAAAATCGAATATTTTAGATTGAGCATATCGAAAATTTTCTAAAATTTAAAATTTTGACCTATAAGGCTCGTTAAAAAATTGCCTAGATAGATTTCACCTAAAAAGATATAGAAGCACCTTAGAGATTAAAATTGACCCCTTAAATTAGAAATGTAGATTAAATTATTACCCCGATTTTTATTTTAAACCTGAAAATTAAATTTTGACCTAAAAATTTCAAAAACATAGGTCGCTATTTTAAGCCTTTTGACAGAGTTTTATATATCCCCTATAATATATAAACAATATCACGCGCGCGTGCGCGCCCACGCGTGCGCGTCTATGATAATATAAATATTACGTGTGTAGTATTACATAAGTAATAGCTACATAATAAATATTATGTAAGTATTAAGAATATTATTAAAATTATTTAGATTTATTATCCCTATCCTTCTATACTACGTATAGAAGAATAGTGATAATGTCAGAAAAGACATTTGTCCACTGGTAGTAGACAAATAGAAATATTCAGATTAATCAATATAGACCTCGCTACGCTCGGTAGTTCGTCACTTCGTTCCTCACCACCCTATTAAATTCAGAAATTATTCGCGGGAGATTTTAACCATGAAATGTAGAATACAAACAGGTAACAGATTACTTTTAATTGAAGATGATAGTTGCACGCTCGCCCAAATTAAGGAGCAACTCACTTTTGACAACCCAAAATATTTGCAAGCCGTGAAATACAGTAGGTGGCAAAATGTCCGTATACCGAAGACACTAAAATATTTTAATCGGGTCGAAGAAGGCATTTTACTTCCTTATGGGTTTGATGTATCATCTTTCTATGACGAATTTATCTACGAAGATTACTACCCTGAAGGTACTGAAGTTGAATTCCCTAAGTTTAAATTCACTTTGAGAGAAGCACAACAGGAAGCTGAAAATGAATATTTATCCAACAACAATGGCTTTGATAAAAGAAAAGGTCTTGTGGTAATGAACACAGGGGTCGGAAAGACTATAACTGCGCTGAGTATAGCTAGTAAGTTAAATCAACGCACTTTAGTTTTATTACATAAGAACGATTTAATTCGTTCATGGTCTAAAGACTATAGCGATGTGTTTGATACAGATGAGCCTATTGGTCTTATTCAAGGCAAAAATAGAAAAATCGGGAAGTATGTTACTTTAGCTACTGTACAAACTTTATATAGAATGAGTGAAGAAGAGTTAGAAGAATTTACATCAATGTTTGGGTTAGTGGTCGGCGATGAATGTCATAGAAGTTCCGCGCCTATGTTTAGCGTAGTAGATAAATTTAACTCTCAATACAAGTTAGGTTTAACTGCTACATTAGAACGTAGTGACGGGTTATCTCATGTCATAAAATTATATTTCGGGGAAGTATGTTATAAGTATGAAGCTAAGGCAGATGATACAAATATCTTGCCTGTTGATGTGTACATTAGAGAAGTACCTATTCATTTAGACCCGATTTTTAGTGTTAAGGTTATACCTGAACAGTACGATTACGAAGGAAATGTGATTGCACAAGAGGGGTTAATTTGTCATTATGTAACAAGTGACAATGTTCCAACAAAAAGCGGGCAACGTAGGTATTCATCTATTGCAGGCGCACCTAAAAAGATAGATTACTCTTTAGCTAATCTTGATTCGGAAATTTTGTCCTCTACAGAAACACAAAGAAAAATTTGTGATGATATTTACAAAGAATATAAAAACGGGGAAAGTTGCGTAGTATTCTTTAAACAAAAACAATTCTGTACAGAGTACAAGGAATTACTTATGAAGCGTTATAACATTCCTGAAGAAAAAATAGGGGTGTATAATGGGAATAACTCCGATGAAGTGAATGACGAAGTTTTAACTAAAGCAGAAAAAGGGGAAGTAGTGATTACTTTAACTACCTATAGTAAATGTAGTGAGGGTACTAACTGTAAGCGTTGGAGCGTAGCTTTCTTATGTAGCAGTATGAAAGACGGGAAAGTTGTAGAGCAAGCAGTAGGTCGTGTTAGAAGAACAGAAGCGGGAAAAAGTCCGCGGGCAAAAGTATATGATTATCACTTTAGCAACACCGCAGTTTTCTGCAACCATTTAAGTAATAGGTTAGCAAGATATAGAAAGCTTGATTTTACAATTCACAATAAGAATATGTCCACTCGTAGAAGACAAAGTCCACTCACAGAAGACAAGTCTAAATTTAAACTGAAGTCGGTATTTAGCAAAGGGTTCTGATTTTACCCTTTGCTATTTATTTGCTATAATATGTTTACAGTTACTATGTATCTTTAATTAAGAAAGAGGTAAAGAAAATGGCTTTATTTAAAAAGAAAGCAACAAACGTTACAAAAGGTAATTTTAAAAAAGAAGAAGGCTTCACAGAAAAACAGATTGAAAAAGCCGTAGAAGAATACAATGATATTTCTACAATGATGAAGAAATATGAAACCCGTAAAAAAGAATTGGCGGGAATTATTAAAGAGTATGCTATGAAGAATGGTACTACTACAGACACAGGCTTTATTCTTGAAAATAGTAAATTCCAATATGGTGCTACTATTCCTAAATCTGTAAAGATTAAAGAAGACGCTCCTGAAATTTTGATTAATGACGGTCATGCTGACATTGTAACAGAAAAAATCGTGCATGAAGTTGATGAAAAAGCGCTTCAAGTTTTATACGAAACAGGGGAAGTTACAGGCGAATATGTTCAATCTTTATTCGATGTAAAAGAAGGTTCTCCTCGTATCTTTGTTAAAGCTATTGTTGAAGAAGAAATGGCTGACATTAAGAAAGTAGCTAGTAAGAAAAAAGGGCGCGAATAAATGTTACAGAAAAATAGAGAAGGTACTAAGACAACATTAAAGAATGGTGTTACAGTAGAATTATTCCCTATTAGTGAGTTAGCTGACTATTTAGGTAGAACTACACAAACTGTCCGTAAATGGGAGTTGAGCGGGGTTCTACCTAATACCCTCTTTAGAAATAAAAGAGGTTATCGTTTATATACTCGTGAGCAGATAATGCTAATCGGGAAAATCGCTGAAGAAACTAAACTAATGACAGGTAGACAATACTCTAAGATTAAGTTTAGTAAGCTTGTAAAAGAAGAGTTAGCTAAACTTAATTTGAAGTACACTACCTAGATACAAATGTCCACTACAGGAAGACAAGGAGAAAAGAACATGGCAACAAAGAATCCTTTAAGAAAGAAAATTACTACAACAAAATCTATCAATGCTAGTGTTAAAAATAGCGCGGGGGAAGTACCTGTTAAGGAATTTGAAGAAAAGACTACTACCACATCAAATAATACTATTACTGTAGCAGTAGGGGTTACAAAAAACATGGGCAATTATGAAAGCCTACGTGTTGATGTAGCTTTTACAGGCGAATTTACAGATAGAGAAGCTACTTTTGAAGAAGCAAAAAATTGGGTAGTAGAAAAGCTAGAAGAAACAGTAGAAGAGATTTTAGGTGAAGAGTAATGAAAGTTAGTAAAGAATTACTAGATTCATTCCGTGAGAGTAGAAATCAGGTCACAGAATTCTATGAAGAGCAGAAAAAGAATCGACAACTTGGAGCGAAAAAAGCGGGGTTGACGAAAAGACAAAGTTTTTTAAAGAAGTATGAAGACCTAGAAAATACAATAGAGGAATTTAATTCTAATGATTTAGTGTACTACTTTGAAACAAAATCGCAGGAAGCTAATAAACCTTATATTGTAGCTAACATGGCTAAAGATTCTAAGATTATGAAACGTTTACAAAAAGACTTTTCAAATGAAGAAATTTTAGTGATGATAGAATTTCTATTCTTTTCAGGTCAAACCTATTTAACAGACCCTTCTATTAATGTATTAGCAAGCAGTTGGATAAATACAGTTAAGAATGACGCTAATAAATGGCTAAATGGGGAATTCGACCCTACTAAATCTAAAACTTCTAAGAAGAAAATGATTAAGAAGGTTAGAGAATTTAAGCGTGACGATAATGAAGACATTGTAGAAATTGGCGGAGGTTGGAATTAATGCGACCAAAGAGAAAATCTATTAGTTCTGAATCTCTAAACCTTATAGGTATTCCTAAAAAATTTCACAATGCAAAATTAGATGATGTATCAGAAAAAACAAAATCGCGGAAAGATTTGAAAGATTTTGTTAGAAAGTACATTGAAGATTTAGAAAATTGGAAACTAGAAAAAGGCATTTTCTTTTTCGGGAGTAATGGGGTAGGTAAAACATATTTATCCTCAATTATTCTTAAACACGCTTATATTTGTAGGTATACTTGTTATCGAATTACTTTCGCTAACTACTCAGATTTATATACTAGAGTTTGGAGCGGGAGAAGTTTAGATGAGAAAACAGAATTAGAAGAAAAGCTATATCAATATAAAGGTTGTGAAATTCTTGTATTAGAAGAAATCGGGAAGAATATAGATTCAACTATTTCTACACCAATTTTAGAAGACCTATTACGATACAGAGAAGATAAAGGTTTAATTACTATCATCTGTACTAATATGACGCTAGACGGGGTAAAAGAATTATATGGGGAAAGTGTATGTTCCTTAATTAAAGGTTCTACTGTTCCAATTAAAATCGTTGGAGATGATTTTAGAGGTTAGCTATGTTACATGGAGATATTTCAAATATAACTAACTATAGTTCTATAGGTATTCGTATCGAAGATACAATACTTTCACCACCAAATAAAAATATCTTTAAAGCAGATTATAACGAGCCTAAAGTGCATAAAAGCGGGGTAAAGCTATCCCGTTTTATATTCAATAGAACACCTTATACTTGCGACTTGGTTGTAAGTAAAGATTGGCTAGAAAAGTATTATGGGAATAGTATTTATGATTTGCTTAATGAAATCGGTGTAATGTACAATGATATACATATTATCCCTTCAGATAAAGAAGTAGATATTCTTTTAAGAACGGGAGATTTAGAAATGTATGTAGATGAAAATGAAGAGCGAAGAAATGCTATTTATGGAAATGCATACAGTATAAGTAATGTGAGTGATGTATTAAGGCGGTATTAAATGAATTTAGATAATCTGTTTATCTCTAAGTTGCTAGAAACAAAAGACCTAGCAATGGTTCGAGAAAACCGCATAGATGAAAAATTCCTATATGGCGAAACAAAAAGCGCGTATAGATTTATTTGTGAAAGTATGCTCAAAACAGGTGAAGTACCTACAGAGCGTGCTTTTAAATCTAAATTCCCTAACTACGAATTAGAAAAATTTGAAGGAAAAGTCGGAACAGAAGAAGGCTTAAAGTATTGGCTAGAAGAATTAAGAAATCGGAAAAGACAAGATTCAATGGCTGATAGTATAGAAAAGTGTTCTGATTTAATTTCAGAGGGGAATGTAGAAGAAGCTTTATCTCAAATATCGAAAGATATTACATGGATAAAAACTGAAGTTGAATATACAGAAAATGTAGGTTTAGCTGATAATATAGAAGCGCGTAAAAAACGCTATTTAGAAGGCAAGATGAATAAAGGGGTTGTAGGTATTCCTACAGGCTTCCCTTTGTTAGATTATCTATTGAAAGGCTTTGAAAAAGAATCATTAGTTACAATCATCGGGAAAACTGGTGTGGGCAAGACTTGGGCAGAAGTTTTATTCGGGGCAAATGCAGTCATTGACGGCTATAAAGTATTACACTTTGTAACAGAAATGGGTGTAGAAGCTATGAGAGATAGATATGAAATGGCTATCTATGCTTTAACTGTTGGCGCTATGGACTACTCAAAATTTAAGAGTAGAACTTTAGATGAAAAAGCTGAAGCAAGGTATTTTAAATTCCTTGATGAAGATTTACAAGATTACGATAACTTTCAACTCATCACAGGGGAATCTCCTATGCAAATTGCGGGAGAAATAGAGAAGTATAAACCTGATATAGTGTTTATAGACGGGGTATACTTGATGAATGATGATAGAAAATCTAATACAGATACAGAGAAGGTCTATCACATCACCGCTGATTTAAAAAGAATCGCGAAAAACTATAAAATACCTATTGTGATAAATTCACAGGCAGATAAAAGCACAAGTACAAAAACAGGACCCGAATTAGAGAATATCTCCTATGCTCAGTCCATTGGTCGAGATAGTGATGTTGTTATGGCAGTATACAGAACAGAAATGATGTATACTGATAAAGAAATGGGTCTGAAAGTGCTAAAAAATCGCGAAGGCACAACAGGCAAGTTATTAATATCTTGGGACTTCTCCGATATGCAATTTAAACAAATCTATTTTGAAAAAGATAGCGGGGAAGTAGTAGAAGACGGAAATGAAGAAGCAATTCAAGAAGTAAATGAAAGCGAAGGTTTAGTAGAAATTGAGTAAACCATTTAATAAAGGTTATATACCTACTACAACTAACTTAACACATGAACAGATTGAAGACCTTTTAGAAAATGTTTTAGAAGTACCTAAAATGAATTCATGGAAGGGTGACAAGATACAATTTTGTTGCCCTGTCCATAATGAATCTAACCCCTCTATGGGAATTAATGCTGATTTAGAAGGCAAGCAAGTATGTCATTGTTTTAGTTGTGGTTTTAGTGGTTCTCTTCCGTGGCTTTTATTTAAAGCGCAAGAAGATAAATTCAAATCATATGGCGAAGCTATTCACTATTTCAATAAACGCTATAATGTAAATTTCGGTTCAGAAGAACGTGAAAGAAAGAAAATTAAAGTTAAAAGATATGGCGAGCAAGTAGAAGAAAAATCGGAAACTGAAGTTCCTGTTATATCTAAAGTAAAACTAGCACCATTTAAAAGCGGGAAAGAAACATTTAAAGCGTTCTATGATAAAGGCTTTAATAATGATGATGTAAAGAAGTATATGATAGGTCGAGATTTAGATAATAAGACTTATACTATGCCTGTATTTAATCAAAATAAAGAATTAGTCGGAATTATAGGTCGATTTGTAAAGAAAATGCCACATAATCACCGCTTCCATATTTATGATAACTTCCGCAAGGGAGATACTGTATATGGGTTAGACCATTATGTACCTTCACAAGATACTGTTATAGTAGTAGAATCTCAAACAGATTGTATGATGTTACATAAATGGGGAGTACATAACGTTGTAGCCTTAATGGGTGGCACAATTAGTAGAAAGCAAGTAGACATAATTTTTAAGCTAGGTTCAAAAGTCTTACTTTTAGCTGATAATGATAAAGGCGGAAAAATTTTGATGAATTTAGCTAAAAAAATGTTCAAGAATAAATGTCGAATGTTACCTTTTACCTACCCAACACATGGAAAAGACCCGATAGAATGGGGAAAAGAATCCACGTTAGAATGTATAAAAAATGCGGGGAAAGTGAAAACCTCTAAATATAGGTATTTTACATAATTAAGTTTATGTGATATATTAATTTCGAGCAGAAAAGCTCAATATTATTACCCTTATTAAAAAGAAAAGGAGAAGACAGAAAATGTCACTATTCAACAAAGGTTACAAAGCAGTAGCAAAAGAGCAAGAAAGACAAGAAGCAATTAAGGAGTCTTTAGGCAGACGCTTAAATCAATTTTTCTTAACTGCTAAAGATGATGAAGCTTCTGTAATTTTCTTGACAACAGAACCTATTACTTTTAAAGCGTACAACATTAAGAAAATGTCTAATTCAGGTAAAGAATATTTTGACATGGTTGTATGTACAAATGAAGCAAAGCAAAACGATAAGTATGGTTCTAAACCTTCCTTCAAAGGCGCTTTCTTGATTTTTGATACCCGCCCTGTAAACTACACCGCACAAGACGGGAAAGAAGTAAATAAAGACGGGCAAGTTAGATTGTATATCACAGGTATTACAAATTTACCTAAGTTAGAACGTTGTGAATCTAAATGGGGTCTAGCTGATTATGTTTGGGAAATCTCCCGTACAGGCACAGGCAAGTCCGTATCTTATAGTTTTGACCGCGGGGAAAAATTAGCCGATACTGATTATGCTGATAAAGATTTTGTGGCTGAATTGCCAAAGACTTTAGCTGAAGAATTCGGTGACGATTTTGAAGCATTACTAGAAGACCAACTCATGCAGTTTACGGAAAACCCGCCTAAGTATGAAACATCTAATTCTGATTATGATGAAGATGAAGATGAAGAAGATGAATCTTTGGTAAACGTTGAAGATGAAGAAGACGAAGCGCCAAAGAAAAAATCTGTAGTTAAAAAATCGGTAGTATCTGTTATCAAAAAGAAAAAACGATAATAGTTATTATATAAACGTTTGAAAATGCTTATTTAATATTAAAGGAGAAACAAAAATGGCAGTAAACAAACAAGAATTTGTAGCACAATTAGCAGTAAAAATGGGTACAACTAAAGTACAAGCAGAAAAAGCTTTGAGTGATGTTATCCAAACTATTAAAGATTTAACTGCTCAAAAAGGTGGTGTATCTTTCGTAGGCTTCGGTAAATTTGAAGTAAAAGAACGCGCTGAACGTAAAGGTCGCAACCCTCAAACAGGCGCTGAAATTACTATTCCTGCTTCTAAAACTGTAACATTCAAAGCAGGTAAAGAATTCAAAGACCTAGTAAAATAATTTAAGAAGTAGATAATTTTAATACGCACACTAGATTATAATACATCACAAACAGAATTAATCTTATCATCAAATAGCCACTAATTAGGTTTAGTGGCTATTTTCTTTAATTAGAGGTATGTGATATAATATGAGTGTAGCAAAATGTAGCAAGTATTGTAGCCATAGGTGAGTGTAACTCACATCTAAGGAGTTGAAAAATGTATAACTTATTTAACAAACCTACGCGGGAACATTCTATTATAGTAGATAATGTATCGAAGTTAAAAAAATTGGCGGAGAAAATGAAAGACCTTCAAGAATTCGCTTTCGATACAGAAACCAATACTTTACAAGTTGCGGGAGAAAATAAAGAATTTATCTGTGTAGGTATTTCTATTTCATGGGGAAGATTTAATAACTACTATATCCCTATGGGTCATAGACGAGTTGAAGACTATAAAAGAAATTTAAGTATTGAAGTAGTCCAAGAATATTTACAACCGATTTTTAATCGTGATGATGTTAGAATTATAGGTCATAACTTAAAGTATGATATGCACGTATTAAAGAGAATTGGTATTTCTATTGCTACAAAAGATTTCTTTGATACGATGTTAGCAAGTTGGCTATTAGATGAAAATACACCTAATGGGTTGAAGCAGATTACAAGTGATAACTTAAACGTTCCACAAACACATTTTGCAGAGGTTATTAATAATGTACCTGCTGAAGTTAAAAAAGAATTCGGTTTGAAGGCAACAAATAAAGCCACGTTTGATTTAACATTAATTGATGAATCGGCTTTCTACGCTTTAGATGACCCGTTCTATACTTATTACAACTATATGTATCTTCTTGATGAATTAGAAAAAGACGGAATGGATAAAATCTATTTTAAAAAGATGATTCCATTCATGATTGTATTATTCAATATGGAAGAACGCGGGATAACAGTAGATAGAGAAGCTTTAGATGAAATGAATGTAAACATTACTAAAGATATGGAAAACCTTCTCTATGATATGACTGAAATTCTAGGTGTAGAATTTAACCCTAATAGTAACCAACAATTACAAGCTATATTGTTTGGCTATGTAAAAGATATTAAAAAGCCTGATGAAGTAAACCCTAAGAAAGGTATTTCTCCAATTCAAGAAATTAGAGAAAAATACGAAGGCAAGAAAAATTGGACTGAAGAAAAAATTCAGAAAAAAATCGCTGACTTATGGGCGAAGTATGATGAAACTATAGGTGAGTGGAAAGTCTTTGTAGAAAATGGCTTTGACTTTAAACCTACATCTACTACAAGTGCAGGCGCACCAAGTACAGATAGTGGCAGTCTTTGGACTTTATCTCATAAAGAGTACAAAGTAAAAAGAAAGCGGGAAGGTGTAGAATTTTGCAG